AACAACAAGCCGATTTTGAAGATGTCCCTAGGGTTACTACAGCTGCTCCTAAGGTTTCTCAAGAGGCCCCTAAACGAACAACTACTGAGGAACTCGGTAGACAGGGCGGATTAACTGGAAGGTACGCTTTACAAGGTGCTGAGAAAGCTTTTACATTCCCTGTAAGAGCTGTAGGTGAAGCTGTCGGTTCTGGCGCAGAAATGCTCGGTTTAAAAGACGCAGGTGGTTGGATTCGTCAAAACTTAGGTATGGGTTCTAATGCTGGTGCTCAAGTGGCTAATGCCTTAGACCTACCTAAACCAGTTGGCGGTGTTGAGAAGTTTGTAGGTGGTGCTTCTGAGTTGTTATCAGGACTTGGTGTTGGTAATGTAATATCTAAAGTCCCTGGGGCTGTTGAAAACGTTTTAGCTAGAACTACAGCCAAAGCCGTACCTACTGGTGCCCCTACTACAGCACAACAAGTGTTGACAGCAACAATGCCAGCACCTACATCAACAGCTAGTACGGCTGTTCAGGCAGGTTTGGGCGGTGCAATGGAAGTTGCCCCAGTTGAAACAGCCGCTGCTCTAGCTTTAGTGACAGCTGGTAAGGCTGGTTACGATGCTAAGAAGCTTAATAGTGCTGTAAACAACATTGTTAAGAACGCAGGTAACGATAAAAATGCGTTAATGGACGCTGAGATCATAAAGCGAATGGGTAATGTTGCTTCAGACCCAACACGTTTTGTAAAAGGTAAAGCCCCAGATACTTTAAGTGCTGAAACTTTAAATCAGGCAGTAACTAAGTCTTTCTTAGATCCTGTCAGAAAAGCCTTAAATGATATTCCTAAATCTCAAAGGGATGAAAATTATAAGGCTTTATCAGAGGCAGTAAAGGGAACTAATTGGAACTCTTTGTCTGCTGAAGCTAGAAACGCTTTAAGAGGAACTCCTCAGGGTGATGCTGTAGCGGATGCTATTGAAAAGGCTATTAGAAGTAAAACATTAACTTCAGCTGTAAAAGCTAGAGGTGGGGTTGTTGGTAACGTAATTAGAGAAGGTTTAGATAGAGCACCTGCTACTATTGCTTCTTCTATGGCTTTTGGTATACCTGTCCCACTTAAACTGTCTTCTACAGGTTTGGGACAAAGGTTGTTAGGTCGGCAGACTAGGGAAGACGTAGCTTCTAACCTATTAACCCCTAGAAGCCAACAAGCGGCTGATGTTGTTTTAAATAGACTGAACACAGGTTCCCCATCAACTTTAGAGAACTTACAAAACTTAGCCACTAAAGCAAAATCAGCTGACGCTGCTAGAGTAGCTGCCTTAAAACAAAATAAAGCCCAACAAGCAGTAGAAATTCTAAAGAATAAGAATGAAGTTTTAGGTGCAAGCCGTATGCCTTTGGGTGGTGCTTTCCAAGAGTTACTCCCTGGCGGTAAATCAGGATTAAACTTAAACTCTGCTGATGCTATTGATGCTTTAAGAGTTGTGTCTCAATATGGAAAAGTAGATCCTAAATTTAAAGGAACTGCTGACGCTGCTAGACAAATTCTAAAGAGTGGTGGTGACATTAAAGACACTAACACTTTCTACGGTGTACAAAACCTTATTAGAAGACTTTCTGAAGAGGGAAAAATAGCTGGTAAAGCTGCTCCTGCATCTGAAGGTATTTTGTCAAGCGGTATCCGTAACCCTATTTCTTATGAAGCCAATGTTAAAAATGCTACAGAGGCTGCTAAGTTGGCTAGGGAAGCTGCACCGACACCTTCTTTAGGTATTTTCGCTTCTAAGATAGCAGGTACTAAATCTCCAGCAGACAAACTGGCTCTTGTAGAGTCACGTTTAGCTAAGGCAACAGACCCAGCTGAGATTGAATATTTAAATAAAATGGTAATGCCTCTTACTAAATTTGGTAAGAAATAAAGGAGAGAAATGAAACCACAAGAACTATACCAGCAATGGTCACAGTTCGAGGCGATGATTGAAAGTAAATCATTGTCAAATGCAGATAAGGTAAAGCTGGGTGAGGAGTGGGTAAAAGCCCTCCCACCTAAGCTTCTCTGCACATCGAGCCAACTATCCTATGAAGTTGTACATAACTCCATGACAGGACGTTTGAAAGATATAAAGGAATTAGAGAATGGGAGCACCACTCCAGCCAAGAAAGAAAAGACAGAAAGAGATGAGAAGGTCAATAACGGACCCCGAGAAGAACCTGTTCGTGAGGATGCAACTGACGGAAGAGGGAAGGACTCTGTGGAAAATCTGGACAGACCGAAGAAATCTAAGCCCAAACGGTAAGAAAAACGGTAGGCCTCTTGGATCTATAGATGGTTATAGCCAAGCGAATTTAAGAAAGCAGCGCAAGGTTGCCAAGAACGAAGCAAAGGAAATCGTAAAATATATGGAAGAAACTAAAGGTTTTGTAGTACCTAAGGCAGAATTTGCTCGTGAGGCTATTGTGGCTGCCGTAGAGACAATGCGAATGGAAGCAATTAGTCCTAAAGATAAACTAGCGGCTGCTAGATTAGTACTAGACTTCACACTAGCAAAACCTGCATCTCAAGCTGAAGTTACAGTAAAGAGAGCAGAAGATTTCTTAGCGGACATCGCTGTAGAGATGGAACAAACAAAACAGATTGAGTAATCATGGATGATAAGCTTTTAGAAATACGTAAAAGACTATTCACTGATTTCTCTTTCTACTCTAAACACGCACTTAAAGTTAGAACTAAAGATGGCGATATTAAGCCTTTTGTTCTTAATGAAGCGCAAACAGTTTTGTTAGATAAGATTGAAAACCAGTTAGCGACTGAAGGTAAAATCAGGATCGTAATTCTAAAAGCTCGTCAGATGGGACTATCTACTTTTGTAGGTGGCTTCTTATACTCTAGGGTGTCTCAAAGAAAAGCTAAGAAGGCTTTGGTTGTAACTCACTTAGCTGAGTCAACTAAATCACTCTTTGACTTGACTAAACGATACCATGATAATTGTCCAGAGATTTTAAAACCTCAGACAAAGTATTCATCTCGAAAAGAATTAGTATTTAACTTACTTGATAGTGCCTATGCAGTTGCTACAGCTGGTGGTGATGGTATTGCCCGTGGTGAAACGATTACAGACGCTCACTTATCAGAATTAGCCTTCTGGCCTCCTGCGTCAGCAAGAGATAACCTTAACGCTATTCTACAAGCGATTCCAAACTCTAAAGACACAGCCATCTTTGTCGAAAGCACAGCTAACGGTGTTGCTGGCCCTTTTGCAGAGTTATGGAGAGGAGCCGTAGAGGGTACTAATGGTTTTATACCAGTGTTCCTTCCATGGAACATACAAAAAGAGTACCGTGAACCAGTTCCTGCAACCTTCAAGATTACTCCTGAAGAAGAAGAGCTAGTTGAAAAACATGGGCTCGACAATGAACAGTTAATGTTTAGACGAAAGAAGATAGCTGCATCAGGTAGAGAATTATTCATGCAAGAATACCCTCTGACTCCTGAAGAAGCCTTCATTACGTCTGGTAGACCTATCTTTAACCTTGAGCAATTACAGAATATGCTTAACAAGGCTCCTGATCCAATTGAAAGATTGGCATTAGAACAAGAAGAGTGGGTTGAAAATAACAGAGGCGAGTTGATTGTCTATAAACAACATGATCCAGGTGAAACTTATTATATCGGCTCTGACATCAGTATGGGTGTCCGAGGTGGTGACTATTCAGTAGCTCAAGTGCTTGACTCAAAGAAGAGGCAGGTGGCTGTTTACAGATCTCATGTTCACCCCGATTACTTTGCTACTGTACTCTACCATTTAGGTATGTATTATAACGTAGCTAAGATTATTCCTGAAAATAATAACCATGGTATTTTAACTTGTACAAGATTAGGTAAAGACTTAGCGTATCCAAACGTCTACATGACAATGGATGTTGATAAGCTTACTGAAAAAGAAACAGTTAAGATCGGTTTCACAACAAACGTAAAAACAAAACCTCTAATTATTGACCAACTTAGGGCTTCTCTACGAGAGCAAGAAGTTGAGTTAAACGATAAGATTACCATTCGTGAACTAATGACATATATCGCTAATGAAACTGGCGGTATGGAAGCCGAAAGCGGCTGTCATGATGACTGTGTTATTTCTTTAGCACTAGCTAATCACGTTCATGAGGGTAGGTTTACTCCAATTGAAGTCACTGACGATTTCTATATCGAAGCCCTTTAGGAAATTATGGATAAAAAAAGATTTAAACCAATTAAAAAGGATGAGCTTGCAAGTCTCGTAGAACGGCAGATCAAATCTTCAGTCGGATACTATGATTCAAAGCTCTCCAAAGAGCGTGAGAAGGTCCTAGATTACTATAATGCAATCTTACCTAAGCCTACTCACCCATCACAATCTAAATACGTCTCTATGGACGTGTACGATTCAGTGGAGTCTCTTAAGGCAGTATTATTAGAAACGTTTGCAGCAGGTAATCGCATTGTCCAGTTTGATCCTCAAGGTGAAGATGACGTAGAATCTGCCCAAGTGCAGACAGACTATTGTGACTTTGTTGTACACCGTCAAAACCCAGGCTATAAGATTTTCTCTGATGTAATTCAGGATGGTCTAATGGCTCGTGTAGGTGTCGCTAAGGTCTACTGGGATAAACAGGTAGAAGAGTGCGAAGAAGAGTTTTCAAACATCACTATTGATGAATTAGACGTGCTCTATGCCGATGACTCTATTACTGAAATCGAAGCAGAAGTAGATGAGCTTACTGGCCTATACAGTGGTGAGCTAACTCGCCAGATTAACAAGAGTCAGGTTAGGATTGACGTAATTCCCCCAGAAGAGTTCTTAATTACTCCTCAGGCAAAGACAATTCAAGAGGCCCCTTTTGTAGCCCACAGAACTTCTAAGTCTATTTCAGACCTAATTGAAGAGGGTTATGATCCTGAGCTAGTCGCTGACATTGGCCCTGGTGGTGATGAGGCAGAACTAACTACAGACCCTGAAGTTCTAGCTCGTTTTGAGTCTATTGGTGCCGACAGGTTAAACCTAGAAGACAACGGCCAGGAACAGTCTAGAAAAGTAATTGTCTATGAGTGCTACACATATTTAGATAAAGAAGGTACTGGTAAAACTAAACTATATAAAGTAGTTAAAGTTAATAATGTTATTCTTGACGAAGAAGAAGTAGACAAGAAGCCTTTCATTGATTTTGTACCACTACCAATTCCTCATAGTTTCTATGGCTCTAACTATGCAGCTAAAGTTATTCCTACTCAAAATGCTCGTACAACACTTGTACGTGGTATTCTTGACCACACTGTTAGTACTAACAACCCACGTTACCAGGTCGTTAAAGGCTCCCTTACTAATCCTAAGGAGTTAATTGAGAACCGCTTTGGTGGTATCGTTAACGTAACACGTCCTGATGGTATTAGCCCACTAGCACAAGCTTCACTAAACCCATTCGTATTCCAGACAATTCAATTGTTGGATGAAGATAAGGAAGAAGCTACTGGTGTGTCTAAGTTGTCTCAAGGCATGAACAAAGATGCAATTTCTAAGCAGAACTCACAAGGTAGCTTAGAGAATCTAGTAACTCTTTCACAACAACGTGAAAAGATCATTGCTCGTAACTTTGCTAATGGTTTCTTGAAACCTTTGTACTTAGAAGTATACCGTTTAGTAACAGCTCATGAAGTTGGTGAGAAAGTGATGAAGGTAGCTGGTAGCTTCCAAAGAGTCCTTCCGTCAACATGGGAAGAGCGTACAGACGCTGTAGTAGAGATGAAGCTTGGCTACGGTGAGCAAGAGAAAGAATCTGAGAAGTATGTAGTATTACATCAGTTCCTATCTGCTGATCCAGCACTAGCATCTATGTACGGTGCAGATAAGAAATACAACATGGCTAAGACCATTATGGAAAAAGCTGGTATCAAGAATATCAACTCATTCCTAATGAAGCCAGAAGAAATCCAACCTCCACAACCAGACCCAGTACTTGTTAAGCAGATGGAACTTGAAGAGCGTAAAGTCGTTACTCAAGAGAAAGTTGCTGATAACAGTTCTAAGAAGGTTGAATTCAATGCACAACTTGAAGCTCAACAGATTGAGATCAATAGACTCAAATATGAGCTTGAGAAGTTCCTTGGTGAACGTGAGGCAGAACGTAAAGACTTCGATGTGGCCTCTAAGGCAGCTATCTCTGTACAAGAGATGGAACTTGCAAAACAGGCACCAGAAGAACAAGTACGAGCAATCGTATCCCCTAACTAATCATTCAGATAAAGGAGAGATTTATGAATGAAGAACAACTGGTAACGAGGGGAACCTCGGCCCAGGATTTATTGTCTAACACCACATTTAATCAGCTAAGTAAGGAACTATTAGATCATTACATCTCTATGTTCCTTTCTTCAGCACCTAATGATGTAGAAGGCCGTAACTCAGCATATTACCAATGTCGTTCTTTGCAAGACCTTATCGCTGTACTACAGCAATGGGTTGTAATCAAAGACAACATTTTATCTAATAACACTTCCGAGGAAGAAGAAACATTATGACAACTACTACCCAAACGGGCGTGGTTCAAGGAACAAATACTCAGCTTGAACTAGGTCTTTTAACTGAAGCAGAAGCTGAGGACGCATTTTTGGACAGATGGACTGAAGAGGACTCTCCAGAGGAGACATCCGATAAGCCTGAAGTCAAAGAAGAGCCAGAAGACACCGATGAGGAAACTCAAGAGGACGAAGGCGAGAGTGAAGAAGAAACTGAAGAATCTGAAGAGGACGATACAGACCCTGACGAAGAAACTGAAGAAGAAACCGAAGATGACGAAGAGGAATCTGAAGAAGAGGAAGAAGAGCCTGAGGCTAAGAAAACTCTTGAAGATGATGCCGAAGTAGAAGTCAAGGTGGACGGTGAAGTTAAAAAGGTATCTGTAAAAGAACTAAAAAGACTTTGGGGACAAGAACAAGCACTCACACGGAAAAACCAAGAAGTAGCAGCCAAGCGCAAGGCGATAGAGCACACTGAAAGTAAGCTCGCAGTTTCATACGAAAAGTTATATCAGAAGGCAGCAGATCGCTGGGAACCTTACAGTAAAATTGATATGCTTGTCGCAAGTAAACAGCTCGATGCTGATCAGTTTGCAGCACTACGTCAAGAAGCGCAAGCCGCCTGGGAGGATTTCCGTTTTATCTCTGAAGAGGCTGACACGTTCGTTAAACAGAACGCAGCGCAGCAACAAGAGCAACTAAAAGCAGCAGCACAAGAGGCTGTTGTTGAACTTAAGAAGGCTATCCCGAACTGGAATTCTAATTTATATGATTCTATTCGTGAATATGCAATCACACTAGGCATGGATGCTGAGATTATTAACAATCTAGTAGATCCAGTAGCAATCCAATTGATTCATAAAGCTCGTCTCTATGATGAATCTAAGAAGGTAGTTACCAAGAAGAAAGTTCTTGCACCTAAGAAAGTCATTAAATCAACTAAAACTACGTCAACAAAAGAATTTAAGCCTAACACTAAAGATGCTATGGCTCAAAAGTTACGTAATACAGGTGATCTTGATGATGCTGCTGATTTATTCTTAAGTCGTTGGCAACAAGACGAGTAATCATTCACAATCCAAAATCCAAAAAGAAAGAAATAAATAATGGCAAGTTTTAAGACCTATGACCAAGTTGGTAAAAAAGAAGACATCTCTGAGATCATTTCTAACATCAGCCCAACTACAACTCCTTTCCAATCTCTATTGAAGAGCGAGAAGTGCTCTAACACAGTTTTCGGTTGGCAAGAAGACAGCTTGACAGCAGTTGCTGACAACGCTCAAGTTGAAGGCTTCCAAGCTTCTGACAACACATTGACACCAACAGTATTACGTCAAAACTACACACAGATTATGTCTAAAGTAGTTAACGTAACTGCTACTGCTGACGCTATTGCTACTTATGGCCGTGCTAAGGAGACTGCATACCAGTTGAGTAAAAAATCTGCCGAGCTAAAGCGTGAAGTAGAGTTCCACTTAGTTGGTAAAGCTCAGAACGCTACTGTAGGTAACGGTACAGACACAGCAAGACGTTTTGCTAACGCTTTCGGTACAGACGTTGCTGGTGCAGCTGTTATTGATGCTTCAGTAACTGTTGACACAGCTGGCGCATTGACAGAGCAAGACATCCTTGACGTTAACCAAAAGTTGTACGAAGCTGGTTCTGATGCTTCATACATCATGGTTAAACCTGCTGATTCTTTGATCATCGCTAACTTTGACAAATCAGCTGGCCGTAACCGTACAATCAATGACGGTGGCAAGACTGTAGTTAACGCTGTTGACTTGTATGTTTCTCCATTCGGTGAGCAAAAAGTTATCATCAACCGCTTTATCAAGGCTACTGAGGCTTTGGTATTCAAGCCAGAAATGTGGAAAATGGTTAACTTACGTCCATTTACACGTGAGTTGTTGGCTAAGACAGGTGACTCTGACCGTCACATGATCGTTGGTGAGCTTTCATTGAAGCACATGAACTACAAAGGCACTGGCCGTATTACTGGTTTAACTGGTACTAACGGTAACGTACCTGCTTAATAGTTTAACGGTATAAGAGGAGGGGGTTACGTCCCCCTCTTTTTAACTTGGTTCCATAACCTCTCCTATTTAGGACAGTAACCGTTTTTGGGTGGGGTGGGTCTCTCTCCTACCTGCCTCATCCTCTTTTATATAAAATCATGACACAAAAAATTATTGAACAACAAATAGACTTTGACGAAAACAGTGAAGGTCTCGTAGTAATCAAATCTCAAGACATTCCACAGTGGTGGATAGATGATCTTAAGGAAGCCAGATTCCAATCTAAATTTAGTAAGGCTGGTGAAATGCACAGGGTTGCTTCAGTCCCCCAAGCGGTGGTCGAGAAGTGGCTTGCAGAGGGCTATGATGTCCATAAGGAGCCTGTAGCTAAATCTGTAGCTAAACTTAAGGCTGAAGGTCTAGAGTACTTTGTAACCTCAGATAAGGTATAAAATGAATAAATTAGGAATACGTAATCAGATTAAGGGTCTCCTTAACCGTAATGATTTAACAGACACACAAGCTGACATCTTTATTGACCAGGCTGTAGCAAGGATTCAACGCACTCTGCGTATTCCTAGTATGGAAAAGACTGTAGTATATACAACAGGAACGACTGCCCAGGACCTCCTAACACTACCTACAGATTTCCTTCAGTTAAAGCATTTGTATACTCAGAACGGCACCATTAGGTATGTCGATTTAAATGAGTATATTATGACTCAAGATGCCCCAGGTAATGCACCTAGCATCTACACAAGAATCCAAGGAAGCCTACAGATTAAATCTAGTCCTCCTGTGGGTTACAAGATTTACATGGTTTACTACGGTGAGATTCCAGATCTAGTATCTGATACGTCTACAAACTTTGTTACAGAGATAGCTCCAGATTTATTGGTATATGGTGCCTTAACATTTGCTGCTGACTTCTTCTTAGATGATCGTAAAGATTCTTTTGAAGCTACTGCTGTCCGTATCTATGAAGAAATCGTAACACAAGCTGTTGAAATGGAATTCGCCCAAGAGGGTATGGCCATTTCTACTTCTGCAAACAATCCTGAATATTAATAAGGAAAAACATGGCTACTACCAGTTTCTTTTATGGCAGTTCTCCTGCTCCTGAACAAAGCACACTTAATGAGTTAATTGCTGATTTAGAAGCAAAGGTAGCAGCTGCTCAATTATCACAGAACGCTGCTGCAACATCAGCTGCTAATGCCCTGTCCTCTGCGAATAACGCTAAGGCTTCTGAAAACAGCGTATCCTCTTTACTAGCACAAGCTCAGGCTACTTTAAATGCTGCTGTAGCTGCTCAGGCGGCAGCTGAGGCTGCTCTATTGGCTTCTCAGAACGCTATTGTGACAGTTAATGCTGGTGTTGCTCAAGCTGAGGCTGCTAAGATAGCTGCTCAGGCTGCTCAAGCTCTTGCTGAGACTGCTAAGGCTAACGCTGAGACAGCTGAAGTTAATGCTGAGGCTGCTGCTGCGGCTGCATTGGTATCTCAAAATGCTGCTGCTTCTAGTGCTTCTGCTGCTTCTACAAGTGCAACTGCTGCTCAAACTGCTGAAAACAACGCAGAGCTTGCTGAGGTTAACGCTGAGATAGCCCAGGCTGCTGCTGAGGTTGCTAAATCTGGTGCTCAAACAGCGGCCACAGCTGCTTCTGGTTCTGCATCAGCTGCAAGCAATTCTGCTACTACGGCTAACAATGCTGCCACTACGGCCACAACTGCGGCTACAGCTTCTGCTGGTTCTGCCACTAGTTCAGCTAATAGTGCAACTGCTGCAAGCGGTTTTGCTAACAATGCCAGTGCCTCTGCTAATCTTGCAGAAGACTGGGCAAATAAAACTACTGGTACTGTAGACGGTGTAGAGTATTCAGCTAAGAAATATGCTCAAGATGCGGCCACTGCTGCTGCTTCTGTCGATATTGATGGTATTGTTAATACAGTCGGTGAGCTTACAGCTGATATGTCTGGTTTCTTAAACAGAACTTCTTCTACTATCTCATTCGATAACGGTACAAGAACACTAACATTAACACCCACAACAGCCACTTTAGTCTACTATAGAGGACTTGAGTACACTATTGCTGTAGCTAAGACTCTTCAGCTTACAAACACTACTGGTGGTCGTTATATTACTTATGATCCAGTAACTGGTTTATTAGTAGAAGGTACCTCAATACCTAATATTAGGGCTTCTATTTTAGTTGCATACGTTTATTGGGATGCAGTAAATAGTAAAGCTATTATTGTTGGTGATGAGCGTCACTCAGTACAAAGAGATACACAGTGGCACTACTCTCAACATAGAGACATCGGAGCCATTTGGAGATCTGGTGGTGCCATCAATTACACTTTAAACAGCAACACAGTGTCTGTAGGTTTCGTAACACCTATTAACATTGCTGACGAAGATGTAGAGCACTCTATTACTCACTCAGCGACTCCTTCAGGTAACTATAGTCAAGTATTGGATTCCATTGCTTCTCTACCTGTTATCTATTTGAATGGTACTGGGTATGTTGAGACTACTCCCGCTACTGATCCGTGGGTTAAGGGTTCTGTATATGCAGCCTATAACCTAATTTCAGGTAACTCAGGAAGTCTTGCGGATTCCACATTAAACAAATACATCTCCTATTGGGTTGTAGCTACAAACGATAAGAACTATCCAGTTAAACTCGTAATGGGCCGTGGTTCATATAATCAAATTGATGATGCTTATGCTGAAGTCTTTGATGACTATGGTTTATCATTGCCTGAGTTTGTAACTATGTATCAGGTAGTATTAAAGGTTGGTACTTATACAAACAATGCTGGTGTACAAATTGCTGGTGTTCGTCTAATTGAAGATCAACAAGCTAGTGCTTTAGCATTTAGTGCTTCTAGCCACAACTCTTTAACTGATAGATCAGCTACTGATCAACACCCTATATCAGCGATTACAGGCCTTCAGGCTTCTTTAGATACCAAAGCGAATACTTCTGGTTCTAACGCTACTGGCACTTGGGCAATCTCTGTTTCAGGCAGCGCAGCTACTGCAACTTCAGTTACGTGGTCTGGTGTTTCAAGTACACCAACTACTATTAGTGGTTATGGTATTACTGATGCTATTACTACTGCTAACATCGGTTCTCAATCTGTTAACTATGCGACTACTGCTGGTTCTGCTAGTACAGCTAACTCAGCAACTACAGCAACAACTGCTACTAGTGCTACATCAGCTGGGTATTTAAATAATGCCTTTGCTTACACAAATGGTGGAGATGGTTGGTTTAGAAGTGCTGGTCAAGCTGGTTGGTATAATGCAACTTATGCTGTTGGCATTTATGCTACAGAAGCAAATAACGTAAGAACATATAATAGTGCAAACTTTATTGCTGGAGGAAACGTAACAGCTTACTCCGATGAAAGAGTAAAAACTAATTGGAAAAGTTTACCAAGTGATTTTATTGAACAACTAGCAAATTTAAAATCAGGTATTTATGATAGAACTGATATAGTAGCAACACAAGTAGGTGTTGGTGCTCAATCTTTACAAAAGTTTTTACCTGAGGCTATTGTTGAAATTGGTGATAAAGAATTATCAGTTGCATATGGTAACGCTGCTCTTGTAGCTGCTGTTGAATTAGCAAAAGAAGTTGTCTTATTAAGAAAAGAAATAGAAGAATTAAAGAAAGGTAATTAACTATGACGCTACCTGCTTCAGGACCCCTATCGATCCAGCAGATTAATGCTGAGTTTGGTAGAGGAAACGACTTAAATTCTTATCGTGGAACTCAGTGGTACACAGCTGCTGGTGGTTCAGGTACGTTCCCTGCTGGAGCAATTAGCTTCAGTGATTTCTATGGTAAACAATTAGCAAGTCCTACGTTTAGCTTTACTATTTCGTCTCATCAAGCAAACGCAAACTTAAGAAGCTTAGCCGTTGCTGCTGGATGGAATCAATCTTCCGCTGTTATAGCAACACTTGCATCTGGTTATTATATTTACTCAACAGCTGTTGGAACACCTGCTTTAACTATTGATGGTTCATTCCCTAATGGTGTAACCTTAGTTAATAATGGTTTCATCATGGGTATGGGTGGCAATGGCGGTGGATATTATTATAGTGCTGCTACTTCACCTGTTACTAATATTCAAAATTGGGGAGTATCATCAGGTGGTAATGCTATTAACTTAGGTGTTTCATGTACTATTCAAAATAACAGTTATATCGGTGGTGGCGGTGGCGGTGGTAGTTTCGGAGGATCTAGTGTTACTGGAGGAGGAGGAGCTGGAGGTGGTATGAGTGGCTCTTTCTATTATTACACTGCTGGAACAGCTCCTGTTACTTATTCAAGAACAGGTGCTTCAGGTGGTGGAATAGGTTCTTCTGGATCTAATGGAGCAGGTGCAGCAACGTCTTCAATAGCTGTAATAACAGATGCAATTACTGGAGGTGGTGGTGGTAGGATTATGCCTGGTAGTAATACAGGTTCTCCTGCAGCATCAAACGGAACAGTAACAACTTATGGTGGTGTTGGCGGCGGAGCAGGTAACGCAGGAGGAAATGCCAGTGTACCAGAAATAACTGGTGGAACAGCTGTTCAAAATGCAGTAGGTATTGGTGGTTCAGCAGGTGGTAGTGGAGCTGCTTCGATGTATCAGGGTTATTACTATTCGTCGGGTGGATCAGGTGGTGGCGGTGGTTGGGGTGCTTCTGGAGGTAGTGGAGGAAGTGATAGCACTATTACTACAGCAGCAATTAATCCTTCTGTAACTACTGGTGGTAAAGCTGTTCACTTAAACGGATATTCAGTTACATGGGCAGCTACAGGGACTAGATATGGAGCAATATCATAATGACAATTAAATATGCTTTGTTAGATCCAGCTACGGGTCAATATGAATATTTTGATTCTGAAGCTGATATAAAAATAAAACTAGCTGAAAGAGCTTTAGCTTTTTATGTAACTCATGGACATGGGGTGGTATACAGTATTGTTACTACCGATGAAAATGGCTGGGAAACTTGGAATTCTTCTAGTGCAGTGACTTCTGTCGATGAAGCTGAAATTATAAAAAAAATGCAGAGTAAATTATGATCATACCTGAAACATGGAACTCAACAGAAGAATTTGCTAAATGGTATGTAGACAATGGTTTACCATTTATGCCTCCTGTAGGTGTTGAAGTGTTTAACTCTGATGATGCTACTGCTTTTTGTATGTTTCGTAAAGGGCAATTTCAGGTTGAGTTGTATTTAATATTCCCTCAACCCTTTGTTCCTGTTCACGAGCATCCTGGTGTAGAGGTAATAGAAACACCTGTAACAGAAAGCGTAGTAACCTTAATACCTACACTACGCAACGGTGAAGCACATGGTGTAGGAATTAGAGACAAAGCAGAATTAAGAGGCTATCCATTAGTATCTATTCAAAGATGGCATCCTAAACTAACACCAACTACAGTAGCTACTCAGTGGAAAGGAAAGACAGTAGGTCCTAAACACGAGGCTTTAATTCGTAGATTTAATCCTAATGCTTTTATTTATGATGGCTATGCTGATACTACAAAAACAATGGACTACCTAGAGGAACTTAAAAATGCCAAGAATACTTGAAACAGAAGTCATGAGCGATCCTCTACAGGTAGAGTCTTATGCTGAATTTGATAAGACACCTCTTATAGATATTTATGTCTCTAAGCTAAACCTTAACCAGACAGGGGATGTCTTAGATATAGGATGTGGTGCTGGTGATTACTTCCCTAAGTTAACTTCAGCATTTCCTAACGTACACTTCACGGGGATTGATGGTTCTCTTAATATGCTTGAAATAGCTAAAAGTAGAAACATCCCTAATGTGACTTTAGAAAACCGTATTATCCCTGATCTATCAATCACGGAAAAGTACGATGGTATTATCAGCAGCATGGTACTACACCAACTAGCTGACCCTAGCGGTATGTGGGACACTATCAAACAGGTTGGAAAACCTGGATCTAAAATCTTTATCATGGATATGGTAAGGGTAGAGGATAAAGATACAAGATCCAACATACTTAACACTTATGCACCAGAAGCTAAGTTTGCACAATTCCGATTAGACTTTGACAACTCTATGAAGGCTGCCTTTACTGTATCAGAAGTAGAGCAGCAGTTACAAGAGGCCAACTTAAGTCACCTATCTGTGTCTACCTTAGAGCTTCCTGCTTCATGGCAATTACTATTTATTCAAGGAAGTCTATGACAGACCACGTAGAAAGAACAGCAGTCCTGGAAACTAAAGTATCTTCATTAGAAGACAATCACCAGGAAATGCTAAAACTAATGCACGAAATAAAAGATGAGATGACGAGATACAAAGGCTTCTTAGGAGGTGTTGCGTTCCTCATATCAGCCATTGGTGTGGCCATCATGTTTTTTAAAGAGTGGATTATAAAACACTTAGGATAACTTATGAACCCTTTAGCTATCATAGAAATAGGCGCAAAGCTCCTTGATAAAATCATCCCTGATAAAGATGCAAGAGAAAAAGCTCAAGCAGAACTAATCAGAGCTGCTCAGGATCAAGACTTCCAACTATCCCTAGCACAACTAGAGATTAACAAGAGAGAAGCAGAGAACCCCAGTCTATATGTCTCAGGGTGGCGACCAAACATTGGTTGGACTTGTGGTGTAGCTTTCCAGTTACACTTTGTAGTCTTCCCTATAATTAACTTCATCTTAGTAGCCTTAGGGCAAAAAGAGGTTAACATTAGTTTTGACATGACTACTCTATTGACAGTCTTAGGTGGCCTATTGGGTATCGGTGGACTAAGAACCTATGAGAAGATCAAGGGAGTCACAAGATGACATTTAAACTCTCTAGCAAGTCTTTAGAACGTCTCCAGGGTGTTGATGAGAGATTGGTAAAAGTCGTAAAGAGAGCTATAGAGATCACACCAATTGACTTTAGTGTTCTTGAGGGTCTTAGGACTCTTGAGAGGCAAAAGCAATTGGTAGCTGATGGTTTCAGTCAGACTCTCAAATCAAAGCACCTTACGGGCCATGCAGTGGACTTGGGGTGTATTGTTGATGGTAAGATCACCTGGGACAAACAACACTATGTAACATTATCTTTAGCTGTCAAAAAGGCAGCTGAGGAGTTACGTATCAATATCCGTTGGGGTGGGGATTTTAAGTCCTTCTTTGATGGTCCTCATTTTGAATTGATTTAGGAGAAACAATGGCAACTAAGAAACAAGCCACTAAAGTTGGTAAAGTAATGAAAGAATTTAAAGCGGGAGGCCTACACTCTGGTAAGGGCGGTCCCGTGGTTAAAAGCCCTAAACAAGCTGTCGCTATTGCAATGAGCGAAGCTGGCATGGCTAAACCAAAGAAAAAGAAGAAGTAATACACAGGCAGTCTCTAGGTAACTCTAGGGGCTGCCTTTTTTTTCTTAACTGTATCTCATTATATACAAATACCCCCAAAATGTATAATATACGATACAAAAAAAAAGCCCCGCAATTAAGCGAGGCAGTTGTGTTTCTCTGAGGTGGCTTGTACAGCCTCCAACAGTTTATCATCAGCTATGTGAGCATATCTCATAGTTGTTGTGATCTTGGAGTGACCAAGCATCCTTTGTACCACTGCAATGTTACCAGTAGTGTCTAACATACGGGTAGCTGTAGTGTGTCTTAGGATGTGTAATACAAAGTTCTTATCGTTCTCTAGTCCCATGGCTTTCTTAGCCTTCAGCCACTCTTTATGAATCCTAGTGACATCAGGTTTATTACTTAAGAAGTCTTTAATCAATACCTGGGCTCTTTGGCTCATTGGTACTGATCTAGGCTTACCAGTCTTAGTCTTCCATAGACGGATATAGCTACCATCAACATTATCAGGAGTTAGGTTTAGTAACTCACTACGTCTCATACCAGTCTGTAGTAATAACTCACAGAACACTGAGACATCTTTAGGTAACATTGATAATAACTGTAGTTCTTCTTCTTTAGATAGCCAACGAACTCTCTCGTTATCTTCTTTATTCCAAGAGAACATAGGCATCTTAGCAAGCCAATCACGATCATGAGCATACTTAAGTAGCTTGTGCATAGATGATAGCTTACGATTAACCGTAGCTGGAGAGACACCAAAGGAAATCTTATTCTTGTAATGATCAATCATATCTGTACTGATCTCATCAAGACGTGGATTACCTATTATCTTCTCAGCGTCCATAAGGTGTGCTGAGGAAATCTTCACCATAGCTCTAGATGTCCATAGGGCTGGTATAGCTCTTCTATAGAGTTCTCTGAAGGTTGCTGGTGGGGTTGTTTTCATGGTGTCTCTCCTATAAAGTAAATCTAGTATAACATTAAAATGGCGCATCACCAACTATTTTAAATGGGTCTGGTTTTGGCTTCATAGGTATAACCTCTAAAGTCATCTCCTTATCCATAAAATGTAGGGCTTCCTCCCTAGAGTCAAACACTCTTAGGGGGCCGTCTTCATCCTTGACTAGATACCTTTTGCTCATCTTTTTCTAACTCCGTTAACAATGCACGTCCATAGTTTACTATAAAATCACCTAAATCAACAGTGCCTGTGCCATCTTCGGCTGTAGTAACACCGCATTTCTTAAGATCATCAGGCATATTATCACAGATGTCAAGCAATTCTTAGTTTGTAAATTCTCTCATGTTTATTGTCTTTCTTAAAAGTAATAGTTAATATTTAGACGATTTATGGAACTGCCACATTAGATTACCTAAGGCATCCACGAGACTCTCATCATTCTTAAGGTCATCCTTACCCAATGTATTAAACATGGCATGGAATAACTCATGGTAAAAAGTGATAGCCTTAAGGTCCTCAGGCTTCAGGTCCTTATCAATCCAGACCTCAGCTGCATCATAGTGGGTGAGGCCATGGGCCCCAGCC